CATTGATACCAACAATACCGGATGAACAATGCATCTTTTTACTTGATGCTCATGATGGTACTAATATCGTACCTCTCGAAGAGGAATTGAGATGTATTAAAACTCTCTCAGCTATCAATAACCATGTCATAATTATAGACGATTGCATAGACTGTGGTGTCCAAAATTTTCCACCGATAGATAAACTGAAAGAGTTGCTATACGATATTAATTCCAAATATACCATTGAAAATACTGGTGGCTCTAGACATTCGCATATTGCATTTGTTTAGGTATATACTATAATATGATGATATGATTGTTGCTGATATTGATTGTTATGATGGTTCTTTAATTCACGATAGGTTTGCTTACAAATATTTCCGTAATAAAACATTACCTATCGGTAATATTTTAGCGTTTCGAGCTCCTATGTTAGTAGAGGCTGATGGTATGATTGATTTGGAGGATACGCTCCAAAATGACTACATCTATAGCGATGATGCTATTAATTTTGTTTGGGAGATACCTAATTTAGACTTCTTTGGTGCAGTAGCCTGGCAAAGATTATTTAACACTCAAATGGCAAATGTTCTAAGCACTCGATATCTCAAAGCACCTATTGAAGTCGCTGGTGATGATTTAATCGTACACAAGGAACATGACCAACACGGAATTATTCAACCTAAAGGAAAATGTAGCGTAAGCATAACGTATGTTAAGAACGGAGCCGCTCTAGGCCATACAGCAATTAATGTTGTAGCAGGTAAGAAAGCTCCAGGCTTTGCCTATTCAACGCATCTTAAAGATGATGAATGTGATGCATTCATGAAAGATGTTATTAATATATTCTATGCTATGAATGATGATATGTTTCTAGCAACTACTAAAATTATTATCAAGTGAGAACAATATTTGATTTTATAAACGATATTCTCTTTCAAAAAAAGGGAGATAAACTAGATGATATTGAGAGCGAATCTCAGTATAATTCATATATGATTAACAGATGGATTAGCATGTATTCGCCTCAAATGGCTCAATTAATAAATCTTACATCAAATAAATTATATTCAGCATTTCCTACAAAGAGACATAATTACAGATTTCTGGTACATTTTTTACCTAAGACTGGATTTAAACGCACTAACTATATAAAAAAGATATCCAAGGATAAGAAAGATACTGATAATTCTATAAATATATTGGCTAGAAACCTTGAACTTTCAGAGCGGGAGATTAGATATTATATAGACCAGGGTAGCATTACACTACCAAAACTTTAGATATTATATAGATCATGAACGTATTGGAGAAAGCACAAGCAAATGTAGAGTCAAACGATTACGGTATAATTGATTTTGATGACTACCGTAACGACAACTTTACATTATTTGGCTTTAAATTATGCGAAGTATTAGACGACATCATATTGATACAATATGCTGACGCTGGTGACGAGCGCGGAGATACAGTTATGCGCGGCGGTATTGCTATTCCATTAGCTCATGTTGAGAAATGTTGGCGAATTGGAAAGGTTGTCTTAGCTGGCCATAATTGTAGAAGAGTTAAAGTTAATGATTATGTTTGCTTTCCTAGCGATAAAGGTATTCCTTGCAGCAATCTAGACGTTGAAGGTATCGGTGTACTAAGAGACGCTACATTTTTAAATGAAGGTAGAGTTTTTGGTATTTGCAAAAAACCTGGCAAAAAATCTAAAGGTCATGCGAGTAAGCCAAAACGCTCTAAAAAGCATACTTCAAAATAACGTAGGGGAGGTAAAATTTATTCGTCGGCGACCTAAGGCCGATGCACCTCCTTATAGACGAATGTTATGTACTAATAGCGCATCGCTACTAAATTCTAATAAGGGTATTATGACACTGAGATATACGCCGCCGAAAACATCCCCTAAATATAACCCGGGCCCCAAAAATCTGGTATTAACATGGGACATTTTCATGCAAGATTACCGCACAATAAACGCTGACAATTGTCAACTAATATCTATTATACCAGCAAATGATCAATTTTGGGAATATTTCTCAGAAAAATTGATACAGATGTCATCTCAAGAGAAAATGGAGTTTATGAAAGTATAATTATGGTAGATGCTGAAACAATACTCAAAACTATACTACAGCGGCAAGTTAAGTTTGTTGTTGGTGCCAAGGTACTCAAAGAGGGGAGAATAATAGTTTTCAATATAAAAGACTATTATATATCATTTATAATTGATACTAAAAAGCATCAGAACAAAACATACGAGATACCACTACCATATAAGATTACTACTAGTGAAGACCGTATACTTTTTCACTATTCTAACGACTTAGTTTCAAGAAATATCAGATGTTACAGTCTTATCAGTGATATCAGTAAACAAATTGGTAAAAAATCAAAACTGTTCGATAACATGCTTATCATTGAATGTGAATAAATATTCACAGTGAAAGCACAAGCATACCATTTTGAGATAAAGGATCTCGTAACGCAATTCGTAGCTGCGTTTGACGACACGGTTATCAATAGATATAATAAAGATAAAACAATTGCTGATAAAATTGCCGTTAGATATCTATATGCTCCGAAGCAACGTGTCTTAAATGACATTATCAATAAGTCTCAGCATGTTACACTACCAGCTGTTGCTATATCGATAGCCAGTGTATCTCGTGACGAGAGTAGAGTATTTAATAAGATATTCGGCCAGTATGGTGCAGCACCGGATACAGATACCTCCTTACCGTTCTTACCGCCTCCAGTACCCATTGACATAGAAGTAAATATGTCAATATTGACAAAATTTCAAACTGACATGGATCAGATTCTGTCCAATTTCATACCTTACACTAACCCGTATATTATCGTGTCATGGAAAATCCCTGTAGAATTTTCACCCAACATGCAAGAGATTAGAAGTGAAGTTTCTTGGTCGGGTACAATGAATTTAACTTACCCTGATGATCTGCAACCCACAGCCCCATATCGAGTAACAGCAGATACTACATTTACAATTAAAGGGTGGCTGTTCCCCGCTAAGCCAGCAGCTGTCGGGCCTAGAATATTCTACGTCGAGAGTAATATTACACCAGTATCTGGATTTGATTATATATAAATGCATACTAATAATACATCAACTAGCGCAACAGTACACGGAGGTCGCCATACGGGGACAGAGCTTATATCTATATCAGCCAGGCCACAAGTTACACTTATTAGACCATGGTATGATACGTATGGTCGGATGAAGGTTGGGTTTAATGAAACGTTTATTGTAGAAGGTTATAGCCTAAAGAAAACAACAGCTGTTTATATTAGCGCAGGTGTAGGGGTATATGACAATACTAGCCCTCTGTCTGCAATATCATTATATAGCCCATTCAGTAATGCATCACCTTTGACAGGTAAAGATCTACTGTCACTATACCCTCCATTCTCCGGGTTTAAATTAGATAACAATCTATGGCACATCTCCAATGATAATATCATGACTGTTACTTTGTCCGCTACACAAGTCGCAGGTCCCATAGATTTAATTATACTCAATCTCGCCGGATATTCAGTATTATCAAAAGATCTCAATGGTAGCACAATTAAAGCAGTTGAATAAATAATCAAAATGGCGACATCAGAATCACATGGCGGTGCAGGAAATGAGAGTACATTCGGTAGAAATTTAATGACGTATGTGAGCTCGCGGCTCCCGTACGGTAGTTTTTCAGTTATCGATCAGATTGAACAGCTTAATCCAAAATTCAAAGAATTTCATGATGTAGGGAGCCAAAAAGAATATCTAATAGGTAAGCATGCCGTATCTACTCAACAAGGACCTTGGGATAAAAATTTCCCGATGGCAGGAATTGCACTTGATAAGAATTATCATGCGTTCATGTATGCTAATGTAGATTACGATAAATCAAAAAGGCTAAGAGACTATAGAGTAATGGCTCAATTTGCTGAAGTTGCCGATGCTCTAGATGAGATATGTGATGATGCTATCAGTGTAGATGATGAGGATCATATTGTAAATATGGATTGGAATGAAGAGGATATTGAACTTCACCTGAAAACTACAGTTGAAGATGAATTTCGGAAATTTATTAAACATTATGAACTTGAATTCCATGGATGGGAATACTTTAGGCAGTTATTGGTTGATGGAGAAGTATTTTTTGAGCACATAATACATAAAGATCATCCGAAAGCAGGTATATTAGGTATTATATCAGTACCGTCTGATCTCATAGATCCTCTTTACGACAATATCCAAAATTTAATGATTAAGGGGTTTTTGCTTCGGAAACCAAAGCTTGAAAAGCAGGGCCCTTCTGGAGATGTTAGAAGTACAAACACTGCCCCTAGCCCAGATAAAATAGAGCATGTACCGTTCGAAAGAAATCAAATTACATACATTCACAGCGGATCTTGGAATGAAACTAAAACTTTAAGAATGCCGTTTATTGAGAGCGCCCGACGATCATACAGACAGCTATCTCTCATTGAGGACGCTATTATTATATATCGATTAGTTCGAGCCCCAGAGCGACTAGTATTCAACGTAGATGTTGGTAATATGCCACCACCTAAAGCAGAAGCATATCTTAGAAAGTTGATGCAAAATTACTGGGGGAGAAAAACGTACGATAATAACCAGGGTACTTCTGTACAAGCATTTAACCCTCAGTCAATGCTTGACAGTTTTTGGTTTGCAAAAAGAGCTGGTAGTGAAGGCACTCAAGTAGATTCTCTGCCTGGTGGTCAAAACCTAGGCGAGCTAGAAGATCTAAAATACTTCAAGACAAAATTATATAGAGCATTAAAGGTACCCGTACAACGATTAGATCCAGAAGCACAAGCTGATGTTCAAGGAGCTACTATTCTCAGAGAAGAGCTTAAATTTGCCCGATTTATTATACGACTACAACAACGATTTGGAGTTGGGTTAAAACAGGCATTCATTACTCACTTGAAGCTTAGAGAAATATGGGATGAATTTGACCTGAAAGAGACAATGTTTGAAGTTGAGTTTAATCCACCAAAGAATTTTCATGAGTTGCGAAATCAGCAGCTGTCTGAACTTAAGTGGGGCAATTATGGCACTGCGGTATCTAATCAATTAATATCAGATACGTATGCTAAAAAGCATCAACTGAAAATGTCTGATAAGGAAATACTCGCCAATAGAGAAATGTTGCGTAAAGACGCTGCACTTAAATGGGAGCTGGCTCAAATTGAAGCTCAAGGTCCTAATTGGCGCGAAGCTTATGATGCTCAGCAGGGCATGGGTGAGCCTGCAATGGGTGGTGACATGGGTGGAGGCATGCCACCTCCTATGGGCGGCGACATGGGCGGAGCTCTACCTGAATTTGGTGCTGCACCTCCTCCGGAGGGCGGAGCTATACCACCCGCGGGCCCTGAGGCCGTAGGTGGGGATACTGCCCTACCACAATAAGCTTGAATGTTCATACAATTAATCATATAATGAATATGTGAAAAGCAATCATTATACATGTATAATCACCGGTGAGGAAAAATATATACCACCTAGCCTAGCTAAAATTAAGTTACAGAAGTTTGGATCTCAGGAAGAATTTCGAAAGCATTATATTTGTCCCGTAGCTGCAAAGCTATTACGATCAGGTCAAACTGTAGACGAGATTAGAGAACAACTAAATATACAAGGATTACCTAAAGTAAACCCGCTTATACTGACTCGACTAAACTTGATGCGTAAGAAAAAAGGCGGCCGTATTAAGGAGTCGGCCGAAAGGCTTGAGCGTCAACGATATCTAAATTCTAAAGAGTATAGAGATAAGATGAAAGCCTGGGAAGAGCGCCAAAGCAATATGTCATTTCAAGATTGGGTAGAAACATATACAGGTACTGGAAGAGAGCGAGGAGGTACTTGTATTCGGCCTGATATCTTTCTATCATGGAATAATAGAGCATGCGATGGATGCACGTGCTATGAGTTTTGCTTGTGTTATGGAAAACGGCTATCACATGAAAAAAGGAAACCCAAAAAGCGATGAAAGAAAAAAAGACAACAAAACTTACATGCGTTGTTACTGGTAAAACACTATTTGCTAGTAACAACTACTATCAAAAAAAGGTAGAAAAGGCTGAATCTGAAGCCGTCTTACGTAAAACATATATATGTAGAGAGGCTAAACAGCTATTGAAAAAGGGCCATAATATTAATTATGTACAAGAATACCTAAATGTAGATAATCAGTTTATATGCAAATTAACCGACTCTGAAATAAAAGAAATCATTGGTAGAGATAACCCCAGTCTTAAGTTTAGATTAAATAATTCAGACAACACAACTACCAGTATTATAAAAACAGATCCAGATGTCAAAAAATTTATTGAGAATATTTTAAAAGATGAATGAACCAGCATACATTGTACATGATACCGGCCAAGGCCATCTCAAAATCGTAGATGTGCACAGCGGTATACAAGCAGGTATAATTTCCCCTCGAGGTAAGTTAGTGACTCCCCCAATGGTTAGCGGTGATAGAGTGTCATTTATTGTTGAAGATGATAGTGGAGATCGCAAAGGATCGATACACTCTTTACCTAGCGGCAGCTTACTAACATACTTTCGTGCTTAATATACCATTGAACTCTGACTCTCTTACACTATAATAAGAGCGATGATTGATTTAGTAGATAAGCCGGTAACGATAAAAGATTACGACATCTTTAATGTTGATGACTTGCCAAAAATACTCTTAGGATATAGAGTTAAGAACAAGCTTGATGAAATTCGACTTAACATTAAGGATAAGTATAACCCTCGATACATATCACATTTCAAATGGGGGAATGAATTAGAGCCTGTTTTCTTCTATGGCATACAGATTAATCCTAAGGCTAAGTTTAATAATATGTTACAGCATGTTAATAATAGTAAGTTAATGATGCCGTCATCTCAAAATGGGTTTTTACATAGATATCAATCATTGCTGTCTAAATATGATCTAACGTGTAGCGAATGCTATAATTATCTATCAGACGGGGTATACCCTGTAGATCTACATCATCTAGATGCGCTTTCACGTAAATCATATATTAAAGATATAAATAAAGGCTTCAATACACTACTCAAAAAAACAGATGCTCCTTGGTATCTTAACTTACCCAACTTCAACATATTTATTCTTACGTGTTCAATGGGGTATAATATTGATTACAACCGGCATTAGATAAATACCGATACATATGAAAGTAACTAAGCGCGACAATAGGGTCGAGGATTTTGATATTGAAAAAATTCATGAAGTGTTATTTTGGTCAACAGAAGATATTAAAGGAGCAACAGTAAGTGATATTGAGATAAAAGTAGCCCCGCAATTTTATGACGGTATAACCTCTAAGGAAATTCACCAAGTACTGATTCAAGGTTGTACTGATATGATCACTGAAAAGACACCTAATTATCAACACGTCGCAGCCAACTTACTAAACTTCTATCTTAGAAAGGAAGTCTTTGGCGCTTCAGATAACATGCCAACGCTATTAGACGTTATTAGGAAAAATGTTGAATGTGATATATATGATAGCCAAATATTGAATAGCTATTCAGAAGCGGAAATTAAAAGACTAGACAATCTTATTAAGCATAAGAGGGATTATGATTTCGTATATGCCGGCTTGCAACAATTGATAGACAAATATCTTCTAAAAGATAGATCTACAGATAAGATATATGAAACACCTCAATATATGTATATGTTAATATGCATGACTCTTCATGCTGAAGAAAAGGATAAGGTTCGTCGACGAGCCTTAATTAAAGATCTGTACAACGATCTATCAACCTTCAAAATCAGTCTACCGACACCTATCATGTGCGGTGTTAGAACCCCATCGCGTCAATATTCCAGTTGTACATTAATTGACGTTGGAGACAATTTACCTTCTATCTTTCACTCTAATACTGCTGTCGGTTATTACACTGCTAACAGAGCTGGTATTGGACTAAATTTCGGAGAAATCCGGGGGGTGGGAAGCAAGATACGCAACGGTGAGGTGGTGCATACTGGAGTCATTCCTTTTCTCAAAATGTACGAGTCTACAACTAAGTCTTGTACACAAAATGGGGTGAGGGGAGGCTCCAGCACCACCCACTTTCCTTTCTGGCATAAAGAAATCGAAGACATACTAGTTCTCAAGAACAATAGAGGTACTGACGATAATAGGGTAAGGAAGATGGACTACTCTATTCAATTCTGCAGACTATTCTATCGACGATTTGTAGATGACGGATATATAACGCTATTTTCCCCTCATGAGGTTCAAGATCTATATGGATGGTTCGGCTATAATAATGACGAGTTTGAGAATCTATACGAGCAATATGAGCGTTCTAGAAGTATCTGGAAGAAAAAAATCAAAGCAAGAGATTTTTTCAATGCATTCTGCAGGGAGCGAATTGAAACAGGTAGAATATATGTCATGAATCTAGATCACTGTAACGATCATAGTTCATTTACAGATAAGATTAAGATGTCTAATTTGTGTCAAGAGATCACACTACCCACAACCCCTCTTAATCATATTGATGATAACTGTAATACAGATGCGGAAATTGCACTCTGTGTACTATCTGCCATCAACGTTGGCGTTATTAAATTATCAGAGTTAAAAGATATATGTATAAATATTGTCCGGGCGCTCGATTCTGTGATTGAGTGTCAATTATATCCCGTTGGTGCATCCATGAAGATGTTAAAGAGAAGAAGTATCGGAGTTGGTATTACAAATCTAGCATACTATCTAGCAAAAAATAATGTATCATATGATGATCCGAAAGCTTGCAACCTCGTAGACGAGCTAATGGAAAATATACAGTACAATATGATTAAGGCTTCAGTTCAGCTAGCTAGAGAAAGAGGTAAGTGTGAGTGGTTTGATAGGACAAAATATTCTAAGGGCATATTACCTATTGATACGTATAATAAAGATGTTGATAAACTAGTGACTCGTAAATCTAAACTTAATTGGGACAAGCTAAGAAAAGATATAGATAAATATGGAATGAGAAATTCTACTCTGACAGCTCTTATGCCTTGCGAATCTAGCTCGCTAGTTACAAATTCAACCAATGGGATTGAGCCACCTCGCGGGTTGCTATCGGTAAAAAAATCTAAGCAAGGTCTATTACCACAAGTAGTCCCTGATATACATAATCTTCGTAATAAATATACATTAGCATATGATATGAAAGGTAATACAGGTT